TACTATGCCTACTATAGAGTTATGATGGATTGGATTGAGAACTTCGAAATAGAACACGAAGGAGCACCAATAGCATGATATCTAAAAAAGAATTTACAGAAAAGGTAGAGAAACTATGCCGTTATGGTAAGTCAGATGTAATGTCTGCTATACTGAAAGTATGTGAACAAAACATGTTAGAACCTGAAAGTGCCAAAAGACTTTTATCTCCACCTTTAAAGGAGAAGTTAGAAGCAGAGGCAACAGGTTTAAACATGGTAAATCGTGGAACAAATAGTCAAGCAACCCTATCAGGTTTCTTTGACACAAAAAAATAAGGAAAAATTATGAAAAAAGGTGATATAGTCACAGTGGTGACTTTTAGTGGAGAATATGTAGGTGAACTTGTAAAATCTGAACCATTAACTCTAAAGAATCCAAAGATGATTGTTAGAGCAGAAAATGGTAATATGGGATTTGCAAAAGGAGTTGCGGTTACAGGAAAAGAAAATCCTGAATCAATGGTCTTGCAAACTTATGTCTTTGTATCTGAAGTTAATGAAGGTGTTGAAGAAGCATATACAACTGCAGTTAAAGGTGAACCTTTAATTCAAACACCAGCAGAAAAGAAAATCATTACTTAATGACCAGTCGTGAAGGATATGATGCATACACTTTATACCTCGGTATAAAACTACACTTCTATTCTAACGAGTATGACTTTGTTAAGTATAATGGCAAAGTCAAAGCAGATATAAAGTCCTTTCTTAAACGAAAGGATAAGTATCATTTTGGTAAACTGTTTAGAACATATAAACACGAACTACAGGATTTCTATATTGCAAACCTTTCTCAAAAGGATTTGTGGGCAGGAGATTTATTGAGTGATGAGTGTGCTAAAGTTTACAAAGAATGGAAGAAGAATAACCAAAAGTTGACTTATCTATTCGAAACAGAAGTAAGTGATTTACTTCGAAAGAAGAATATACAAAAGGTGTTAGAAGTGAAGAACGGACAACACCCTATTCTTTTAAAAGAGTTTATGGCAAAGAAAGTATCTTTAGAAACAATCTGTATTATGGATGAGATTATAGAATTTACTAAAGATTGGGATAGATTGATATCAGAGAGAATCATTTATCCTGGAATTCATGTCAAAATAAACAAATACAAATCATTCGTGGAATTCAACCGAGTGAAATACAAATCAAAATTAATAGATTTGTGTGAGTAATACCGATTTTGGGTATAAATATACCCAGGACTTTATAAGATTTACAGAAAACCTGGTTGACAGGACACTATGTAAGTCTTATAATGGACTAGTCAGTGCATAGGTTTGTACTGATTAATAAAATGCAAATACAATGTTATACGAATACAATAGGAGAATACAATGTCAGCATCATTAGATAAGCTAAGAGCAGCGATGGAAACTGCTTCACCCGCACAAGGTGAGAAAAAATCCTACAATGACGATACTATGTGGAAACCAGAACTTGATAAATCAGGTAACGGTTATGCAGTAGTTCGTTTTTTACCAACACCACAAGGAGAAGAAATGCCGTGGGTTTCATATTGGGACCATGGTTTTCAAGGACCTGGTGGGTGGTATATTGAGAAGTCTTTAACGACTCTTAATAAAAAAGACCCTGTGTCTGAATACAATACTACATTGTGGAATTCAGGTATCGAAGCAAACAAAGAACAAGCGAGAAAGCAGAAGCGTAGACTTCACTATGTCTCAAATGTTTATGTTGTTTCAGACCCTAAGAATCCAGACAATGAAGGAAGAGTTTTCAAATACAGATTTGGAAAGAAAATCTTTGAACAACTCAAAGAGGCAATCTCTCCAGCATTTGAGGATGAAAGTGCAATCAACCCATTTGATATGACTGAAGGTGCAAACTTCAAAATCAAAATTAGAAAAGTTGATGGTTACTGGAACTATGACAAATCAGAGTTTGATTCTACATCTCCATTAGGTGATGAAGCAATGATTAACTCTACATTTAGTCAAGTTCATTCTCTAAGTGAAGTAATCTCTCCAGATGAGTTTAAGTCTTATGACGAACTCAAAGAGAAACTTGATAGAGTATTAGGTCTATCAGGTGCAATATCAGGTAGCACAGCAGAAAGTATTGCAGAAGACCAGGAAGAAGTGCCATGGTCAAATGTGAACACTGAAAGTGTTGCTAGTGAACCTGTAATCGCATCAGCAGAATCATCGTCTGAACAGTCAAGCAATGGTGACGACGCGATGGATTACTTCAAAAAACTGGCCGAAGATAGCTAGTTTTTGAGTTGGGTGCCCTTGTGTTTATATTATGTATAAGTGATGCAAGAACAAGGGCAGACTTGGACCGTGGACAAAAATGGGGGCACCAAGTAAGGGAAAGATTATTAGCTAATAGCGGAATAATCGGTATAGAGCGGGATGCTGTAAAGCGTGGGGCGACTATACATTTATTTTAAACAGGAGAATTATGCCAGAAGTGAGACCAAAAATCAACCCTAAGAATCGACAAGAGGAACCTTTCGATAGAATGCTTAGGAGATTTAAGAAACAATGTGAGAGGGCAGGTATAGTTCAAGAGGTTCGTGATAGACAGTATTACGAGAAACCTAATACCACCAAGAATCAAAAGAATCAAGACATCAAAAGAAGAAAGAAACTTGATGCAAAGAGAGCGTCCACTAAAGGTTATAGACCGAGATAATGAGCAACTGGCATGGGGGAAAAGGTTCTAAAAGAAGGAACTCAAATGAAGAACTCTATGCTGATAATTGGGAGAAAATCTTTGGTAAACCAAAACCAGAGTTGAAGTCTCGTAAAGAAACTCCTTCACACGCATCTACTCAGATGCACAAAGATAAAACAAAAGTTATTCCAAGAAAGTCTAAGTTTAGACACCAACCATAATATCGTCATAATATCTATCGTTCTCATCCCTTGCAGAATCTTTAGTGTTCATCACATTGGTTGTTGATTGTGAGTTATTATTATTCTGTTGGACAACTGAAGCAACTGCATTTGCCGCGGCATTAATATCTGGTCTTGCCTCTTGTGTTGCAGTATCGATTTGAGCACCTCGTCTCAATGCCATGTCTTCTTCTGCAAATTCCATAATTGTCTCTGCATCAGAACCATCTGCTAGATTGGTTTGACCAGCATCTAAGGCAGTTTTTGCCTCATTATAACTTGCAATAATTGATTTTCTTGCCTCTAGTTCTTTTATAATTAACTCTTTAGTTTCATCACCAATATCATCATCAGCAAGAATTGCGTTCAACTGATTATTAGGTGCAGTGATAATCATATCAGGATTAACAACTGATGCTCTACCAATTCCCTTCTTCTCATATAGACCAGACTCTTCAGCAGCATCTAATCCTTTCTCTTTCATTTTCTCATTCATTTCAGGTACATCATCATCGAATAATGCTCTGTAAACTACACCTGGCAATATTGCTTTTGCCATTTGTTTTAGTTTTGCCATGATATCAATACCAAATACATTCTTAAAGAAATCACCGATTGCTTTGAATGGTGCCGAGATTAAATCCCATATTCCACCAAATGCATCTTTAAGACCAGAGAACATTAAGTCGAAGTCTCCTGTGAATAGACCTTTCCAGAAGTCAAAGAATCCACCAAAGATTCTAAAGATTGAGTCTTTGATATCCATAAAATACCCTATGACTGTATCAATCGCTGCTTTAAATCCTTCAGACTCTTCATATAGTTTCATACCTGCTAAGACTATTCCTACTACTGCAAGACCTAATAGAATCCAAGGTGCCGCTGACATGAGTAATCCTGCCGCTGCAATCATAACAGGTGTTAAGAATGTTACCATTGATGTAAAGAATGTACTCATGGTCACCATGAATCTTTTGGCCATCTTTGTAAGACCTGTTTTTGCAAAGTTGAAACCTTTCTGAACTGTACCCATTACATTATTGAATTTCTCAGTCATACCTTCTATACTGATACCTTTCATATACTCAACACCTTTAGAGAAACCTTGTGCAACTCCACTCATAACCTTTTGTGCATTGTTGAACATCTTAACGGCATCATCTAATTGACCTATAAGGTCGAAACCTGTAAGACCTTTTAATCCGTCAGAGAAGTCAGTAAGACCTGATAACTGGTCATTCTTTGCCTGTTCCATATTTGCAGACATTTCTTCACGGATAGCAGTCTCTTGTTTCATTAGAGATTCTTGTTTATCTGAATTTTCTTGTAGAGTGATTTCGTTATTGTTTAGTATATTTTTTTCAATACTTAACTGAGATTGTTGAGTCTCTAATAACTCTTGTCTGTTTGCAGACATAGAATCTATATTTGCTTTTTCTAAAGCATTTTCTTCAACAGCAGCGTTAATTTTATCCTGGATTGCCGCTATTTGCAATGCATGAGTTCTTTTATTATTATCATGCACTTCTTCGGACATCTTCGCATCAAGTTCTGCCATAAGTTTTTCTTGGGCAATAATTGCTTTCTTATACTCTGCTTCTCTGAGTACAAGGTCTGCGATATCTTTTTCGGTACTTGCAATGGCAGATTCAAATTCAAATATAGAATCTTTTGTCCTTGCAATTTCTTCTTCTGTTGATGCTATCTCTTCAGTAAGTTTTGCAATAGGTCCTAGAACTTCAGATAGTTTTTCTGTAGTATCTCCAAAAATTTGACTTAGTGCCTTTGACTGTTCTTCAGTTAAAGCATCCATTCCTTCTGTTGTAGCAATGGTTGCTGCTTCAATGGCAACGGACATTTTCTTATTTAAGAGAGCACCTTTGAGTGTATCATCACCAGCACTTTTAAAATCTGCAACGATTTTAGCAGTTTCAGGTCTAACCTCTTTTAAATCATTAATTAAATTTTTAAATGATTCTTTCTGTTCACTAGTAGAAGATGCAATTGCTCTGTTTCTTTCTCCTTCGAGTTTAACATTATCTTCTAAGGTTTTTGCAGCCTTGGTAAGTTGTTTGTCTAGTTCACTAACTCTTTTATCTAGTTCGTCTGCCATTAAATTTTCCTTTATTTACCGAATGCTTTTCCTGCTTCGGATATTCCAAATGCACCTAGTGTGACTACTACAAATGATGTATAGATTGTTTCAGAGACTTTTAAGTCTATATCCC